AGGCAGAAGTCGTAGACACAGGCACTAATGGACATTTTAAAGTTACAACAGAAGGGCAAGAAAGACTTCGCATTGGATCAGATGGTAAAGTTGGTATCAATAGTATCTCTCCAAATAAACAATTAGATGTTATAGGTGATTCTGGTATGTTAGTTGCTTCCACAACTAATGGAGGATTATCTGATAATGGGATTAGTATTTTTCTTAGTGACAATCGTAATTCTACCACATCTGATCTATCTCAGTTAGGTGAAATTAATTATAAACATACAGATGTACAAACACCTGAAGATAGTTACTCTGATGTTTTTACATTCAAATCAACAGAAACTGATTTAGCTGTAAATGTTGAAGGAACTTTACTTGTTGATAAAACATCTAATGCTAATAGTGGAAGAGTTGGAATTGGAACTTCTGTTCCGCAAAGGTCATTGCATATACAAAGCACTGGTGATGCTCTGGCGAGAATAACCTCTGCTGACGGTAATGCATCGCTTCTGGAATTAGGAGATGTAAGTGATCCTGATGGTGGTAAAATTGTTTATGATAATGGTTCTAATTTAGAATTTTATACAGAATCACTTCCAAGACTTCGTATCAAATCAGGTGGTAACGTTGGTATCAACAGCACAAATCCAGGTCAAAGATTATCAGTTGTAGGATCTATTAGAGCTCTTGATAATAACTCTAATGCCTTTGTTCAATTAACCTCAGATGGTTCAATTGAATTGAAAAGGAGTGATGGAGGATTTATTGATTTTGCAACAGCAGGAACTGAAGATCATGATTGTAGAATTAGACAAGAATCTAATGGATTAACATTTAAAACTGGTGGTTCAGGATCTGCAACTGAAAAATTTAGATTTGGAAGTTCTGGACAACTAGGACTTGCTGGTGCAAATTATGGTAATCCAGGTCAAGTTTTAACAAGTCAAGGTTCTGGATCTTCTCCTACATGGACAACACCTATTGTTAATACAAATACAACTTATGATTTAGGAACTGCAGATGGTGATAATACAGCTGAAGAAAAAATACAATTAACTGGAAGTGATTTAACTACTGATACTGTGATTTTAGCTGTTGGTAGTGGGTTATCAATTCAGAGAGATAGTAGCACTAATAAAATTACACTTACAAATACTGATACTGGTTCAGGAAGTAACACTTTTATAGGTCTCACTGATACTCCATCATCATTCACTGCAGGTAAAACCCTTAAAGTTAATGGTGCTGGAAACGCTGTCATATTCGCTGATGATCAAAATACAACTTATGCTATCTCTGTAGTCGATGGTGATAGTAGTAATCAGGAAAAAATAAGACTAACAGCAAGTAATCCTAGTTCAACGGATGATATTGTTTTAGAGGCAGGTACAGGATTAAGTATTGCGAAAAGTGGAGATAAAATAACATTTACGAACACTGATACAGGATCAGGTTCAGAGGTTAATATCATTAATAATGCTGATAATCGTATAATAACAGGGTCAAATACTGCAAATACATTAAACGCTGAATCAACATTAACTTATGATGGAAGTGTATTTAAAATTAATGGTACTGGACAAGCATTACTTACATTAAGGACAACAAGTAACACATCTGACCGTGGAATTGCATTCCAAAATTCTGGAAACGCTTATGTAGCATCGATAAATGTTGAAGACGCAGGTAGTGATTCAGGTGATTTAGTATTTCATGTAGATAATACTAATAATACAGATCTCTCATTAGTTGAAGAAAGATTCCGCATCAAGACCAGTGGTGCATTTGGATTAAATGGTGCAAACTATGGAACATCAGGTCAAGTTCTAACAAGCCAAGGTTCTAGTTCTGCTCCAATATGGTCAACTCCTGGAGATAATAATACAACATACACTCTACCAGCGGGTGGAACAAATAGTACAAGTTTTGGAACTGGAAATGCAACCATAACATTAAGAGACTCATCTAATAATAATGATACAGTAACAATAACTGCTGGAACTAATATTAAAATTGAAAACACTGGTGCAGACGGATTTAAAATAAGTGCTCAAGACACTAATACTAACACTAACACAACTTATCAATTATTAGCTACAAGAGAATCTGATGGTGGTAATAGTGGAAATGATACTAATCCATATTTATTTTTAAATGCTTCAGGCACTGGAACAGATGATTCTGTGAGATTAGTGGGTTCAGGATCTGTTACTGTAGAAAAGGATAATGATGGTCAAATCACCATATCAGGAACTGATACCAATACCGATACTAATACAACTTATGATTTAAGTGTACCATCAGGAACAACAGCAATAAGATTAGACCCATCAGATGCCTCTGGTAATGATGATGTTGAGATTGCTGCTGGAACAAATATCACTGTAACAAGAGATAATGGAAATAAATTAACAATTGCATCATCTGCAACATTAACAGGATCAATTGATAATGCAGATAATATCAAAATATCTACTGCGACTGGTAATGAATTCAAAAATATAACTTTTGTAGATAGAAGTGCAACTAATAATTCGTATAATTCATTAAAAATTGATTCTCAGGATGATGTTCTCGCATATAATCCTAGTGCGAATAAATTAAGAACAACAAATTTACGAGTCAATAGAATATACACAAGCGGTGATTCACCTGGAAGTTCAGGTCAACTTCTAACTTCAGGTGGTACTGGCAACTTTACTTGGACTGATGCAAGTAATGTGGGCACAAATTCTTATGTTACAAATGCTTCTTTTTCATCCATAACAGGTGGAGCAAGATTAACTCTTAATAGAAATAATGGTCTATCAAACATAATAGCAGATCTCACCGTAACAACTCTTGGTGTTGAGAAATTCACTGACTTAAGTGATACACCAAATAATTATACTAATGATTCAAATAAATTAGTCGCAGTTAATAGTGGTGAAACAGCTTTGACCTTTATTAATGCATCATCTTTAGGTACAAATGTCTCAACATCTTCCAACCCACCAGGTTCTCCATCAGATGGAGATTTATGGTGGGATACTGACGATGGTGATCTTCACATCTATTATGATGATGGATCTGGAAATCCATCTGCACAATGGGTCTCAATCGGTGCATCAGGACAGAAGGGAGAAAAAGGAGCACAAGGTCAATCTGGCACAATGATAGTAAATGCTAGAACATCAGGTTATACAGCAGTGTCATCTGATAATGGTAAATTGATAACAATGACAAGTGGAAATTTAACTATTAATTCAAATGTTTTTAGTGCTGGTGATGCAGTCTCAGTTGCAAATTTATCTAATTCAGCATTAAGTATAGTGCAGGGAAGTGGTGTAACACTTTACCTAACAGGAACAACAGTAACTGGTAATAGATCATTAGCAGCTAAAGGTTTATGTTCATTAGTTTGTGTCAGTACAAATACTTTCTTTGTATCAGGTGGAGGTGTAACATAATGGCAAATGTAACACAAACATTCTTTCATCGTAGGGAGAATGATTTTATTGAATTTTATGATGCTTCAGCATCAGGTGGAACTTATATTTCACTTTTACTCCGTGATATACTGGGAGATGTTGATTATTCATATAGTATAATTTGGCAAGGCACTGCAGTGCATATAGGTAATAGTTTTCAACCTTATAATAGTAGTAGAAATAATAATAAAGCAGCAACATCTTATGGACCATTAGGGTCTTGGGCAAATGGTCCAGGTTGGCCACCAGATGCTTCTACAGCGAACAATACAACTTTTGCTAATGGTGTAGTTCTTAATTCTTTCTTAAGTCCTTGTAACAAAGGAGTATTTGGATCAACCTTATCGAGTTCGACTGCTTTTAATCCTAATTTTGAGATTTTTGCATATGCTGGCACCTATCGAGCGTTTGATCTATTATATGCTGATGAATTTGCTTACATTGCTGAATATCTTTATTCGCTTAAAATTGCAGGACCACCACCATATCTAGCAAAAACGATTAGATTTGATACTGATTATTTTGAAAACCGTATTCAAAGAAATAGTAGTGATAATAATGCTGGTATGCAACAGTTTAGATTTACAATTTATGACTCTGATGCCTTTTTTCAGAGCACAGCAAGTAGTTATGAACCAACTTCAGGTAATTACTATGAGGGTGGTTATGGATATGCTAATCCAATTACAAGTCCAACTGAACGAGGATTAATACAAAAAACAAGACACGAATCAGGTAATAACGAAACAATGGGAGATGCAGATGATATTCGATTAATAGTTAATAATACAGGCACTATCAAATATAAATTTAAAAGAGCAAATAATACCAACCATCGAATCTTATTCTACAAGAATGGAACTGGTAGTGCAAGTGTCATACAAAACAATAGTAATAATACAGAGCAAACATCTACAATTACACTTGATGCAGGGGTTTATACAGTGAATTGGCAAAAAGGATCATGGCAAGTTCCTAATGATGAGTCAAGATGTATGTTAACAGGAGAAGACCCATGAATACTGATGCTAAAATTGTGAGTGCTGTAATTAACCCATCACTCAAAGATATAATCTTTACTCTTGATGATGGGTCATTATATAAAAATCCAGGTTACGGGTCAACTCATTATAGTCAGAGTTATACACATGAAATGTATTACGATACTTTGGTTAGAGTAGCTAATAATGTATGCCCTAATAATATAAAATATACTGAATAAATAAAATTATGCCATTAAATTTTCCAGCTAATCCAAGCACAAATGATATATACACCGCAGGTGGTGCATCCTATAAATGGGATGGTACAGTTTGGAAGAAAGCGGAGGAATCAGGCACTATTGATTTACTTCCGTCAAGAGTAATCTTGATGTATAGTGGGACAACTGCTCCATCTGGTTTTGTTCTATGTGATAATTCAACAGCTGCACAAAACGCAAATGCACCAGATTTAAGGGATAAATTTATCGTGGGAAGTGGAAATAGTTATGGTTTGAATGCTACTGGCGGTAATATATCAAATACACTGTCATCAAATCAAGTCCCATCTCATTTTCACTTTTCCTTTAGATCAGGAAATCATGGACAGTTACGTAACGGTTCAAATTTGAATGCTAGTAACTATCCAGGAAGTGGTTCTGGTGCAGCAAACCTTTATGAAGGTTATAATATTAATTCATCAAATTCCGTGGCGAACGTAGGTAAAACATCTGATTCAGGTGCTTCAAGTCCATCTTCGATTGAAAACAGACCTCCATACTTCGCACTTTGCTTTATAATGAAATTATGATATAATATAATTAAAAAGATTTGTTATGTTTGATAAAGCTATTAATACACCTGAAGTTTTTTTAAATGAAAATTTTATAGGTGTTTGGGATAATGTCATCAATGATGATTTTTGTGATACCATTATGGAAACTCTTGATGAGTCAACTCAAATTTTTTCAAGAAGTAATACTAGCGTTAAGGACTCTCAACTAGATATCGCAGCGTTTAATCCGACCATATCTGCTCACATAATGTGTTCAGTTCGTGCTTGTTTGGAACAATATCTAGAGTGGTATCCATTCTTGAAGAACTTTAATTTTCATAGCTGTACTTGTTTATTACAAAAAACAAAACCAACTGAGGGGTATCATGATTGGCACTCAGAGTCATGTAATATTGCTTGTGCTAACAGAACTCTAGTTTGGTCTGTATATTTTAATGATGTTGCGGAGGGTGGAGAGACGGAATTTTTATATCAAAAGAAAAAAATTAAATCAAAAAGAGGTAGAATAATTATTTTTCCTGGTTCTTTTACACATTTGCATCGAGGTAATCCCCCTTATGAAGCAAAATATATAGCTACTGGTTGGCTAGCGAGTAACGATATGGGTGCTCCAACCACCCTAATGTAATATAAATATTTAAAAATAATATGTCAATGGAAACTGATTTTGTTTATGTTAGAGATAGTTATGGAACAGATTATATTGGTGCTCTTCGTCAATATAGAAATGTTTTATTAAGAGAAAGTGACTGGACACAATTTACAGATTCACCTTTTACAGATACTAAAAAAGATGAATGGAAAACTTATAGACAGAAATTAAGAGATCTCCCTGCAACTGAATCTAATCCACAAAACCCAACGTGGCCAACAAAACCCTCATAATATAGTAAATAAATAGTAATTATGGCAGTTGATTTTCCTGGTAGTCCAACGAATGGTCAAGTATTTTCTGTAGGAGGTGCCTCTTGGAGGTACAATGGATATGCTTGGGCAAGAATTCCTGATCCTGGTGAAAAGGGTCAAAAAGGACAAAAGGGTGATAAAGGAGAAAAGGGACAAAAAGGTATACAAGGCGATAAAGGTGTTCAGGGAAATTTTGGTGGAGCGACATTTGAATATAAATTCTCAACCGATACAGCAGACACAGATCCTGGTCTAGGAAAACTTAAACTGAATAATGCAACAGTATCTAGTGCAACCGTATTATTCATAGATGATACTGATGGAGGTAGCACAAATACAGATATACAACCATTTTTAAGAACTATTGATGACTCTGATTCAACAATCAAAGGACATTTTAGAATATCAAATAAAGAAGATGCTGATGATTTTGCCCTATTCAACATATCATCAATTGATGAACCAACTGGATATTTTAAAGTAACTGGTTCATATATTTCAGGGAGTGCGAGTTCATTTGATAATAATGAAGAGGTTATAATTACATTTGCTAGAACAGGTGATCAAGGGCAAAAAGGAGAACAAGGTATACAGGGAATACAAGGTGTCCAAGATAAAATATTTGAGGGCGATACTGAGGCAGAAGTAGTTGATACAGGGGGAAATGGTCACTTTAAGGTTACAACTGAGGGAACAGAGAGATTTAAAATTGATAATGTAGGATTAGCAACCTTTACAAATGATGTTGTTATTAGTAATACTTTATTTTTAAATAAAACCACATCTCAAATTTGTAAAATAGACCATACTGATGCTAATCTTGATCTTCACTCTGATGGGTTTATAAGATTCTTTGAAAGTGATAATGATAAATTGATGTTTACCTTTGATGTAAACACTACTAATGACGATGCTCGACTCATATTAGAGGATGATACTGATACTTTCTTCAATCATCCAGGCAATAATCAGTTAGGTTTTACAGTAGGTGGCACCGATACAATAAGAATCACACCAGGAAAAATTGGTATTGGAATAATAAATCCTGGTTCGCCAATACAGATAGTAGATTCAACTGATGCATCTATTAGAATTTTTGATAATACTGGTGTTACTGGTGATTTGAGTTCTTCTGGATGGAAATTTAGAGCACTTGCTGGTAACGCTTCAATAAATGCTAATGGACTGCAAATATCTCATGGCACAAATGAAAGAATTAACATAACAACAGGTGGTAACGTTGGTATCAATAGCACAACTCCAACTACAAAATTAGAAGTTGTAGGAAGTATTAGAGCTTTTAGTGATCCTGGTGGTTTTGTTCAATTAACCCCATCTGGTTCAATTGAATTGAAAAGGAGTGATGGATCATTTATTGATTTTGCAACAGCAGGAACTGAAGATCATGATTGTAGAATTAAGCAGGATAGCAATGGTTTAATATTTGTTACTGGTGGTTCAGGATCTGCAACTGAAAAATTTAGATTTGGAAGTTCTGGTCAATTAGGACTTGCTGGTCAAAATTATGGATCAGCAGGGCAAGTATTAACAAGTCAAGGTGCATCAAGTTCTCCACAATGGGTTACACCTACTGCTAATACAAACACAACTTATGATTTGATAACTTCTTCAAGTGGTGCTAATGTTCAATTATTATTAGACGCTTCTGTAGGTGATGATGATCCAATTCTTATAACGGCTGGTTCAAATGTTTCATTTGCAGGTATTTCAGCGACTGGATTTACAATCGATTCAGTAAATACAACTTATGATTTATCAGTGCCAGGTTCAACAACTAAGATAAGATTATCGGGAAGTGATAGCACAAACGATGATGTTGAAATCGCTGCTGGCACAGGAATATCTGTAACGAGAAATAATGCTAATAAATTAACCATTGAAAATACAGCACCAGACTCTAATACAACTTATGATTTAATCACCTCTTCCTCTGGTAGTAATGTTGTTCTGACATTAGATGCATCAGCAGGTGATGATGATCCTGTTACCATAACTGCTGGATCGAATATTACTCTTACTGAAAACGGTAGTGGAACGGGATTCACAATTGAATCCACAGATACTACTACTAACACAACTTATGATTTAGTTACCTCTACAAGTGGCAGTAATATCAAACTTAAACTAGATGCGTCCACTGGTGCCAGTGATGATGATGAAATTACTATAACTGCTGGAACAAATGTCACTCTAACGGATAATAATAACGGTGGATTTACAATTGACGCAACAAACACTAATACACAATTAACGACTGAACAGGTTCAGGATATCGTTGGGGCGATGTTCTCAGGAAACTCTGAAACAAGAATCTCTGCATCTTATCAAGATAGCGATGGTACTATTGATTTAGTTGTTGATGATATGACAGCTAATACTAACACGACTTATGATTTACTAGTACCAAGTGGTTCAACAGCAATAAGATTAGACCCAACAGATAGTTCTGGCAATGATGACATCACAATCACAGGTGGATCTAATATTTCAGTTACTAGAACAAGTTCTACTGAATTAACAATTGCTTCTAGTGCAAATATAGATATTACTCAATTAGATTTAAATCGTATTCGATTTGGTCCTGGCAATGCTGTCAATGATGATGCTAATATTGAATGGTTAGGTGGTAGTAACAATGGTTATCTAAGAATTTCAACATCTGATGATAATGGTGCAGAATATATCGAATTAGGTGATTATGGCAATGTAGATGTAGGTGGTTCATTTACACGATGGATGAAATTGAACCGAACTGAACTTTACATGGATAGAGATGTTCGTTTGAATGCGGGTCTGGAAGATAAAGATGGTGAAAAAGGAACAAGTGGTCAAGTTCTTGTTTCAACAGGTTCACAAGTAAATTGGGTTAATTCAAGCACTGTAGGAGAAAATACTCAACTAACAACTGAACAAGTACAAGACATTGTTGGTGCAATGTTCGCAGGAAACACTGAAACAAGAATCTCTGCATCTTATCAAGATAGCGATGGAACTATTGATTTAGTTGTTGATGATATGACTGGTGATACCGATACAACATATACTGCTGGTGGTGACTTTGGAATGACTCTAAGTGGAACTGAATTTCGACTTAAAGATGACCGAAGAAGAAACAGCAATACCGTAGATGTAAGATCTGGTAACACGCATGACTATACATTTTATGATGCCTCACACGGTATTAGATGGTATACTTCAGGTAATGAAGAAATGCGTCTTGAAAATGATGGTGATCTTCATGTTGATCGTGATATAATTGCTTACTCAACAACTGTCTCTGATATAAGGTTAAAAAAAGATTTACAGATAATTCAAAATCCACTAGATATTATCAACGAGATTAATGGATATACATTTACATATAAAAAAGATGATAAAAAATCCGCTGGTGTAGTAGCACAGGAAGTTGAAAAAGTATTTCCACAAGCTGTATCAGATAAAAATTTACCTTTTTCAAGTAAAGATAGAGAAAATCCAGACAATTATAAAATAGTTGAATATGATCAAATTGTCGGTCTTTTGGTGCAAGCAGTAAAAGAATTAACTAACAAAGTAAAAAAACTTGAGGGTGAATCTTGAAGCAAAAGCAGTGGGTCTTAAAGACACGTTTATTTAATGAATCAAAGGACATAGAAAATATTCAAGGATTAGAGAGAAATCCTTATGATAAATCTACCATTCAAAAAATATTCACTGAGGATTTTATTGGCAGATGTATCTTAGAATCTGATGATAATAATTACAGACCAATATTGAATTGGAAAAATTTGTTAGAGAAAAAATGTTTTGATAATTTAATTGATAATAGTAAGGACGATGGTAAAAATAATTTAAAAATTATTAATATGGATATTTCTAAATCCATATTACCTGTAGTAAAAAATTTAGTCAATAATGATAACGTTGTTGCAAGTGGAAATTTTATATATCCACCAACTGGTTACATGGGATGGCATACCAATTATAAAATACCGTGTAAAAGACTTTATATTACATATGCAACGGAGGATAAAAAATCATTTTTTAGATATATTGATCCTTTGACCAAAGAGGTTATAACTGATTATGATGACAAAGGAATTACTATAAGATTATTTCAAGTTAGATCAAAACCACCATATTTCTGGCATTGCGTGGGTAGTGATTGTGTTAGGATTAGTTTAGGATTTAAAATAAACCCTCCAGTACAGAAAACATTTATGATGTCAAATTATCGAAATTGACAATTCACATACATATGGTATAATAGGTTATTCATATGTAAACATGGACGACTTTGTTTTAACTGTAGAAATTGATATGTGTTCTCGCACATTCTCCTTGCTCAGTGAGAATGGGGATAAGAGACTGATTAAATGTGATACGGTAGATGAGTTTATGAGAGTGTTGAGAGTATGTGATCAATTACTCCCACCAGAAGGTATAATTTACAAGGAATTAATAACTCAAAAAGATAAGTAATCAACTAGGAAGCTAAATAGACCTAGTATTGTATGGTCTTGCCATCAAA